GGCAGTCAATACTTCACGGCTCACAGTAACCTCAACATCGTCATAAGCTGCGTTCACAGTATTCTTATCGAATGTTGAGGTCGATGGTGTTACTGCTACTCCGTAAAATCCGCTATTATAACGCCGTCAAGGATTTCGGGGAACAAGGTTGCGCCGGACATGAACACTGAATCCAGTGTGGCTCTGCTGCTTACAGCATCGTGCCAGATTCCTATAAACCCTGATTCGTCCGATTCTACCGGAAATGCTTCTTTCAGGTTCCCGTTGATGTCGATGTATGCGAACTTTATATTCTCTACTGCTGTAGCTATCAAAGTTCCTTCTGCTACAAGACTTGAAAGGAAAACACCCTTTACGTCTGTAAACCCGGTCAGATATTTCATACCGAATACGTCCTGAACGGTTATGCTCGCTGCGCCGAGATATGCTGCTACGTCATTGGGGTGTGCAAATGCAACTACTTCTACAGCGTCATCTTCGAATGCCACCTGACATGCTGCCCAAGCGTTGGCGAGTGCGGTCTGGAAATTGGTGCCTTCTGCTGTACCGGTTCCGGTAGCCAGGAAGGTAAAGAAATCAGCTCTTATGCCCTTCTGTATGGTTCTAAGCAGCTGCTCGTCTGTCTTTGCTACTGCTTCTTCATAACCGGATGCCTGGATGGATTCTGCTGAAACACTTTTTCTTCTCTTCTTGAGAGTTATGGTCACCGGATCATTGGCTGCCAGCTCAACATTGCTAAGGGGTATTACATCTCCTTCTGCTACACTTGTGCTTCCCTCAGTTACTGTGGCTGAGTAGGTCTTGATCTGGTCGCCTTCCTTCATGGCGATTTTTTCAGTTACTCCAAGACATTCCAATATTTTATCAATCTGCCCCTGGAACTTGAATGCGTAATCAAGGCTCAATATTTTTGCTATATCTGCCCTGTTGTTTAAATTTGATTCTACTGCCATTTTAATTTCCTCCATTAATTAAATAGGTCCATGTGTTCCGCCATCTTCTTTCTGCGTTCGCCTGGATCCTTGATTTTTAAGATATCCTCTTTTGTGAGTGTCTTGCCCCCGGTTCCTCCTGGCGGGGTATCGCCTTTGAGAGCTTCTTTGACTTTTGCTTCTGTTGCCTTCTCGAACATTTCAATAAAGTCATCTACTGCCTTCTTAGTCTTTTCTGCATCTGGAGACACCAGCACCTGAAGCAACCCTTCTCCGGCTGCTATTCCTTTTTCTGTCAGCATATTACGTGCCTCTTTTGTCATCTCATACAAAGCGAGTTTCTGATTGACTTCGTCTTTTTCCCTTATAGCCTGGTCTCGTTCGTACTGGGCTTTTTCCGATGCATTCATCTCTGCCAATTTCTTTGCCTCTGCAATTTTCTTCTCTTCCTGGGCTTTCCATTCGGCTTTCTTCTTTGCCACTATATTATCCACATCTTTGTCTGTGTACTTTCTGTCCGGTTCTTTACCTGTGGAATTGGGTGGTTCTTTTTGGGAATCGTCCGGCTTGCCATTGTCTCCAGGCTTAGAATCGTCCGGCTCGTTTCCGCCACCGGCTCCTCCGTCTGCCATTAGATACGGGTTCCATTTTTCTAACACTCTAGACATTTTTACTACCTCCATGTTTTAAGTCATTCCTGACTACCTATAATCAGCAGCTTTTAACGACTTCACTCTTGGTCGCCCAATCCCTTGGGATTATAAATACCACTATAAAAGCGGTTTTACAACTTCTTCAAAATTGATTCGTCCTACGAACCTTTCTCGCTCTTCTCCGTCAATAAACAGAATTATTGTCGGTATGTGTTCGAGCTTGCACTGTCTTGCAATTGCCGGATATCTAACAGCATTGATCTTTCCTACCCTGACATCTGACTTCTGCTCAAATTTTACAAGGTCAGCTGCAACCATCTTGCACGGATTGCAATAATCTGTATACAACTCCAATATAAAAGTACCACTACTTTCCGTAACGATACCGAATGTCTTATCGGTTAGTTCAATCATGAGATTACAACCTTTGCCATTATTTTATTCCTTTATGACTTTCTTCGCGCTCTGTTAATGAGTCATCTCCTTCAATTGCTATCTCAAAACTACACCTACACCTGGCGTGCATCGGAGGAAAGTTAGTTCCGGGATTCCTGTCTTTAATAAGGAACTGCTCTCCGTCCATGGCGGCGCAGATATCACACGTCTTGGAATCTCCAATGGCCGCATAAATGTATGTATCATAACCCATGGTTTCAAAGGGCATTATGGCCGATTCGTTCATCATGAAAGTTCCCTCGGTAAATATTAGCCGTTCTGCATCGGATTTGCCGACCATAAACCTCTGGCGCAAAACCTTAACCGCTTTATCATAGGAATCGCCCCGGATTATTGCGTTCTTGAAATCATTCTGCAGGTAGTTTATAAGCTTCGCTTTGTTTTTCCATATTCTGCCCGAAAAGTCTTCTCCATTGAGCCACTTTGAATTGACCAAGGTCTTAGCAGCGCTTGTGCTTATAACATTGAATGCTGTGCCACCTATCATTGCTGCAGCTGCCGAATATCCTCTTTCGGCTACTTTTCCCAGGTGACCCTTTATAATATCTCTTTCTGCAGCCCCGATTGAGATTTGCTGCATATATATTGCCTGCTGCAACCCTTCCAGTCTGTTGAGCTTGTATATAGAGGCTCTCACCGGTATTAAATGAGCGTGTTCGGGATATGCCCGTGCAAAGTCATCCATCCTTTCCATGAGAAGCTTCCTGTCTGTATCGGACAGTTCCAGCATGAGCGTCCTATACTCAATAACGTCTTCAAGCCCATATGCCGCATAATAACTGGCTATTTCTTTCTCTAGCTTCTTCAGTTCTTTTTCGTACTGGGTCTTCAGCTTCCGGTTGAGCTTCTTCTCGTCTCGTTCAAGCTGTTTTCTTAATTGTTTTTGCCGGTCGGTCCAATATGCCATTGTTACTCAACTCCTTGAAGTATCTTTTTAGCCTCCTCTTTGGTTACACCTATGGCTGTTGCTATTATGTTAATAGCCTGGCCTTCAGACAATATCCCTGCCTGGTACTGTGAAATTATCGTTATGAGCGATGAGGTCTGCGCTCCGTTTAGTTGCTTTCCTGCCTCTTCTTCGACGGTATTCTCTACGACACTGGTTTTTATGCCCCCCCCTCTCCATCTTCCGGGGTTCTGGTCAATTCATCCGAATAATTCTCTGATTCCATCTTATTTATTTCGGCTTTAGGATCCTCGACTATAGATAACCCTTTCAACTGAGTCTCTTTTGATACTATTCCTGCCAAGGTTCCTGCGATGTTTGCCTCTTCCAATAAATTGTTGGGTAAGTTCCGAGTAAACTTATACTCAATACCCATCCATGTATCACCGGGAAGTTTAGATCCGGGCAGGTTGGATATAAGCCGATATCTTTTGTTCATCCCAGCCGTGAATTTTCTTTCCTTCGTCAATGCCAGGTTCTCCATACTCTGCAGTTTGTATCTCAGACTGATTCCAGTCGTGCTGCCAAAATTCTCATCATTAATATTGGCCACCATACACAAATGGAATATAAGCTTTTCCAGCCTGTTTATAAGGTTCTCCTGTGTTCCGTCTGCTTCCGGCTTACTGAGGAACTCAACGACTATGCTGTGAGCTTCCGGTGAGTTCAGGTTTATGATCCTGTTATCTCTCAGGCTCTGTAAGTCTTCACTCTCCAGAGCTGCACCCAACACCAGTAAATAAGCATCTGCATAGTATTCAACATCGTTGCATTTTTCCGACAGAGCATTATTATATGCGTTGATCAGCGTTATAGCTGGTTCAAATATACCCTGGCGCTCCTCGTTTTCCACATATTCTATCAGCGGAACACCACCAAAATAATGATTAACCTCATCTATAAACAGTGGGCCGTCCTTGGTCACATTAAAATACCTGATGGTTTTAGCGTCTGATACAGAACCTTCCACTTCGTTTTTACTGTTCGTATATACTCTCACGCCATACATTGGCTTGTGAAGGATTGAATCGTCATATATAGCAAAGGCTTCAAGCGGTGATACCTTGGTGATCCCCACATTGGCACCCTCATCGATGAAGAGCAGCTCAAATCCGTGACCATATATATCACACATCTTTGCCAGCTCGGCGTTGTTATCATCCTGGTTGTTATATGCGTCTAAAACCTGTATGTATTCGTTTATCTTATCTTCACCGTGGGACGTTTTGACCGGAACACCCATAAAAAACCCGCCCATAGTATCAACAATATACTTTGCGAAGTTGGCTACCAGGCGATTATCCGGTTTGTAGTCGGCCTTATTGGTTCGGCTCAGTATGTCGTGCTGTCCAACATACATATTCTGCAGGTATTCATACCGAGTGCACATTGTCTGATGGATCGCCAGCACTTCCCTAAGAACGTCTTTCGTCATTATTGTGTCTTTTGGTTTAATAATTATTCTTGGTTTTTCGAATATTTTCGAATCCATTATATTTATATTCCTCCCTTATACAGATTGACTATAATCTTCTTACCGGTATACTGTCTCACCATACATGCAAGATTGTCCGGCGCATCGTCATTTTCTGCCGTCTCAGTGTATTCCAATATCTGATTGATGTATTCCGGATCCGTACCTTCCACAAATTCAATCTGTGGCCAGTATGTCCTACCATAGGTTGATATCTTTATAAATTTGTTCATATCTTCATGATATGTTGATACATTTATTCCTCTGGTTGCCAATTCCTTCGCCAGGTAACCTTTGTCTGCGTTGCGTTCACAGTGTATGGTTCCAATCCGGTAAAACTTACAATAACCCACAATAGCGTCAAGGCAGTCATCAACGTGTTTGTCCCAGAGCTTCCCGAATGTAATGAATCTGCTGTTCAGCTTCTTCATCACTCCGAATGCCGTATAGTCACCACCTCCGTATGCTGCGTCTATATGGCCAATGCCGTTATGGATGTCTTCAACCGTGCCGTTATAAAACAGTGGTGGGCCAAAGAGCATATTCGTTTCTGCAATGTGCTTCAGTTCGTAGTTAGCCGCAAACAGTGCTGGTGTCATTTTCTTTCTAATCTCCGCAAGCTCACCCTTGTCTATCATGCCCGTGGTGTAGCAGTCGTATTTTGATATGTTGGGCATTAGGCTGAATGCATCCTCTTTGTGCCATGGTGTCCCGGTATTAATGAACCGCCCGCCTCTGTTCTTGACGTTCTGCAGCTCCATATACATTTTCTTTATTCGTTCACGTTCTGCCCTACTTACTCTATCATTGATATTAACTATATCATCTGTCATTATTATGTCTGCATGCTTACCGGTAACACTCGTTTTGATTCCGAGACCTACCAGCTGAGAAGCACCCTTGCTACCCTGTTTCAGGTTGGTATTGATTTCGGAGGATGTCTCCTTAGTAAGCTCCAGGTCAACCCCATACAACACTTTTACTATTTTTCTGATCACTACACTTTTCATAGCCTTGCCCACCTGCCAAATTATCTCGGACACATCTGTATCTGTCTTCCTAAAAAATAATATGTTCAGATGTGGAAACAATATCATAATGAAAATTATCGCCAATGACAAGCAGGTGGTTTTAAAGGATCCGCGGTGCGCCTGAAGCGTCTGGTCCTTGGTGCCAAAAACAAAAGATCTTATCCATTCGTTATTGAGTGGAATCAAGTCTTTAAATCCAAGCCAGTGACCTATTTTATATGGCTCGTTGTAAATAAGGTCAAGATATATCTTTTTTTCCCCTGATATTCCTATTTTTTCATCTTTTCCTTTTCCCATAATTCTTTTACATATGCTTCCATTTCAACCGCACCCTGCTCTATATTTGCGTTCATATCTACATGTAGTTTGTCTGTCGGTTTTTCTCCCACAAGATCCCTTATAGAATTAAATGCACCTACATCTCCCTTGATAGCTTCCGCGTAAAGAGCTGTGATCAGCGCCATCTGGTTATCCATATTATCCGAATCTATTCCGAGGATTTTCATTTTGTTCTTCAATTCTTCCGGTTTTACCTTAAGCGTCAGAAGCATTTCCATCTGTTCCCGCATGGCCTTTCTCCGTCTCCTGAATTCTCCGGAAGCTTTGCCGGCTTTTTTTGCCAGTTCTCGCCGTTCCTCCACGGTTTTTCGATCAAATCCGTGTTCTTTTATATTATCATATCCACTCATTCAAATTCACCTATCCAAAAACCACTCATATTCTTTCTCCTAAAACAAAACGTCCGGGAGTGCCTTGCCGTGTAAATTTATAAAAAGAAAT